GTCGATTTTAGCGGCCTGCGCGTTCAGTTGCCTGAGCGTATCCTGCGTATTGCGGATATCCCCTGACAGGGATTTGCTGGCGTTTTGAATGGCTTTAAAAGGGCGGGTGGCGTGGTCAACCGCCTTTAAAAGCACCTGTAGTTTAAGATCACTCACTGGTGGCCCCGCTGCGCGTTAAGGCTTGTCGACGCCAGCCACACAGCTCGGTCAGCGTCATGCTGTTCATTTCCGACGGCGGCCAGTGGAATATCACCGCAATGTCCGCCATCAGGTCATCCACGCCCAAAGAGGACGGAAGTTTTACTGTGCCGATTTCGGCGACAAAAAACCGACCACCTTGCCCGCCAACGCGATCAGGTCCGGCAGGCTCAGCGCCTTACAGTCCTGCGTGGTCAGCGCGGGCAGCGTGATGCGGGGCAGCACCACCGTCAGGGTGTCAACGTCGGCGTTAGCCAGTGAAGCAAGGCCGATACCGCGCAGGTGGCCCGCATTGGGCTTGATGATTTCGACCTGCTCGATCAGCTGGTCGCCGCGCTTGATGGGTTCTTCCAGCGTGACAATATTTTCATTCTCGGTAGCGACTTCGGTATTTTTTTTCATTGTTCAATTCTCAATTATTCAGAAAGGGGCCAGCACCGGCTGCGGCGCTGGCAAATCATTACAGGCCGATAGCCTTGCGGTGCTGCTCCAGACGGTCCACGCCGTTAACCATTTCAACCATGTTGACGGTATCGACCTCGATCAGCTCTTTGCCGTCAATGGTCAGTTTGAAGTAGGTACACTGGGTGGAAATCTTGGTTTCGGTGTCTTCGCCTTGCTTGTACTCGCCGAAATCAAATTCCTTATGACGCCCGCGCATTTGCACCTCGACGGCGGAGACGTCGCCGGTGTCGTCACGCTGGAACGAGCCAGAGAAACGCAGCGGAATATCCGTGGTGCTGCCCCACTGTTGCAGCACTAATTCGTCCATCCCGCCGAGGGTCCATTCCAGCGCCAGCGCGTCGTCGTCCAGACCGAAGTCCACCGAGGCCGCGCCGTTCATGCCGCCGCCGCGATAGTTTTCGAGCTTACGGGTCAGCTTCGGCAGCGTCAGCGAGGACACTACGCCGAGATAGCTGTTGCCGTCGTTGAACAGGTTGAGATATTTCAGTTTTTTAGGCAGAGCCATGATCAGTCCTTAGCCGGTGATAGCAGCGGCGAACGTCGCCAGATATTTATCGGTGATGCGCTGGCGCAGGGTCAGGTCTTCCAGCGGCGGGACCGGCGTATAGTCGTAGTCCACGAACAACTTACCGGCCTTGAGGGTGTCTTTGGTGTTGGCGTCCGCGTCATACCAGCAACGGCCATCAATGATGTAGCCCGCCGATTTCATTTCGCGGAATTTGGCGTTGATACCGTCGATCATGTCGCGGATAAGCGTCGGGGTCATGGGCCGGTCCATCGCCCACAGGTGCGCTTCGGCCATCGTATCCGCCAGCACCTGCGCGGTGCGGGTATAGTTCTCAAAAGCAAACAGCGGATCGTCAGCACAGCAGCGGTTGCCCCAGAACTTAAAGCCCTCTTTGCGAATGAGCGTGGTTACGCCCGCTTCGTTCAGCAGGTCAGCATCGGTGCCGGTGGTTTGCAAATCCCAGTAAACGCTGGCCGACAGGCCGGTGACACCGTTCACGCCGACGTTGGACAGGGTTTTATGCCAGCCGGTTTCCGTGTCGATTTTGGCGCGCAGGCCGAGGGCGAACGCCGTCGCGGCGGCTTTGTCGCTGGTACTGGTTACGGCGTTCCACGCCACAAAGTCAGGCCAGATCAGCATCAGTTCGCGTTGGCTGAAATTGTCGCGGTACTTGAGCACGTCAGGCACGGTTTTACACCCGTAAGCGCTGATATAACCGAACGCACGCAGCTGCTGGCAGATAGCGGCGAGGGCTGTCGACACTTCCAGATTATCCAGCCCCGGCACGCCGAGAATGCGCGGTTTTACACCCAACTCAGCCTGCGCGCCCAGCAGCGCCTTCATGCCGGTATACATGCCGGTGGCGTCGGTGCCGCCGATAATATTGGTGGTCGTCTCGGCTTCGTCTTCGCCTTCTGCCACGCGGACCACGACAACAACCGGTTTTGCCTGATTGCCAATGGCCAGCAGCGACGCCGCGAGCGTGCCTTTTTTACCGGCGCTGCCTGCGGCAGTCAGCACGTTGGTAATGAGCACCGGCGTGTCGAGTGGGAATACTTTGGGGTCGGCATCTTCGGCTGTACAAACCATGCCGATGATCGCCGTTGAAACGGTGGAAATGACGCGGGTGCCGTCGTTGATTTCGACAACCCGGACGCCGTGATGGTAATCAGCCATGTTGTTTTCTCGATGATGGGTGAGGCGTCAATCATCGCGCGTTGTGAGAGAGCAGGCACGGCGGGGAGGATGTGGGAGAGATAGCACAACGTTGCTGCAGCACAGTCAAAACCGTCTGTGCTGCAGGATATTATCGCCATGGCCAGCACAGACAAAAACGACTGTGCTCGATAAATTATTGTTGTTAGATGCGGCCAAAGAGCACGCAGATTATTGCGGCATGACGGGCCACTTAACGTCAGGCGCGGTCGAGGTATCCACACAGCTTAATGCAATGCTGTACAGCTCCCACGCATCAAGACTGGATTTCTCGGCGTCAGTTGCAATACCAAGCCGGGCCGCACGCTCTAACAACTTGATGCGGCTTTCTGCCTCTGATGATAAATTCCCTCGTTGTAACTCGGCATTTTTTTGCAGGTGTTCAACGTTGGGAATTATCTTTTTCCCGTTGTAAATCCAGCCGCCAAAGATATCAAAATCGTCTGGCAAGGCGTTGGTATCGGCAACACTGAGACCGGCGACATAAAGCCTTCCAGCCTCTTCACTTACGCTGCGAATAACGCCTGTTTCCGTTTCATACGTGAATTTAAATTTCTTTTTAAAGTCAGGGTAAGAATCGTACCAATCGTTACCCTCTTCATCCTGAAGATACATAATCCCTTCGCCGTGCTTAGGTTCATCAGGCGTATATTTAATCCAGTTTTTATTTTTCATCACTTACCCCTCAATCGTCAGCCACGTACTGTTTCTGCGCATCTGCAAAGGGCGATAGAGGGCATAACCGACCTGATTGCCCTCATTCCCATTACCTCCCGTGAGTACGCATCCGGCAGGTGCTTCAACCAATCCCCCATCCATGACCATGGAAGACTGCGCACCACGGGCAATACTGTTTACAAAGCTCGCGGTGCCCCAGTTGATAATTTCATTGCGTAAATCTCCGTTTGCCCACTGGCGAACTGCTGACACTTGTTCGCCTACCCAGGCAGTCGGAGCAAGGGCAACAACCGCATCGCTGCTTGTGTGGCGCATGTAGGGTACGGCGGCGTTGTTTGCCACAAATCCGGCATATCGACATCCATCCTCACGAATAGCGCCTATCTCGTCTGGGGTAGGCTTATGATATTCACAGTAAATCGCCCCCATAGGGGTATTATCAACCTGAGCCCGTAGCCCCGAGTTACTCCACCCAATATGCACCACATTATTGCTGGTCATGCCGGGCGCACCGCCTTGCTGAACAGCACCCACGTCGGCAGCATTCGGTTTGTTGTTGGGGCTATAAACGCGAACGTTAGGCGTGTCGTAAACCCCTGTGCCAGCCTGAATGACTCCGGCATTGTGGATATTACGTTCTGAGTGAATATCTCCCGTTGAAGACATTGAGCCTGCGGCAGTGATATCGCCTTCATATCGAAGGGCTGTATAATCCCAATGCCCTTTGTTCACACCATTAGCGAAGAAACTCACAGACCCATCTGTGGTGGAAATAAGCCCACTGTCTGAGTCCCCAATATTAATACCGTGATGAGTGACAAACTCTCCTTGTGCTGGACTACCAATAGATATACTTCCCGCTCGTAGCGAAGAATTAACCTCTAATGGACCGGTTACTGTGCCGCCTGTGATGGGTAATGCGCCAACATCGCCAGCCACTATCGTAATGTTTTTCGTGCCATCAAAATCTACCCCGGCAATTTTGCGCGTTGTTGCCAGTTTATTGGCCGCAACAGCAGTACCGCCAGAAGATAATCGGCCATTCGCATTATCATTCGCGGCTTTGACCGCTTTCGGCGTGGCCGCCAGCGTTTCACTGGTGCTGTTGACGGAGCTGCTCAGTTGTAAAAATCCCTTTTCTGTCAGCGTGCCGTCCGGGTGGTTGCGGCTTTTCTCATGCGCGGCCAGCAGGTCATTCACATACTCTTCGGTGGCGATGATCAGCGTGTCATCCATCGTCAGGCTCACCGCGCCGGTGTCGGTAACGGTGATCACCATGCGCAGGGTTTGGGTGCGGCCTGACCCCTCGGCCAGCGTCGGCTTATAGGTGTCCGCCATGTTACAGACGGCGATCAGCGCGCCATCGTCGGCGTAAAGACCCATTTCGCGCATCCAGAAGCCGCCGACGCTGGCGGAGATAATCGCCTCAGCAATGATCCAATTCGGATTTTTAGCGTCGAGCTTTAACGAGTTGAGCGTGGTGCGGTACGTCTCTTTAATTAGCTTGGTTTGCGCCGCGTCTGGCTGGGTGGGTTTCCCGCCGCCGTCGCCGACGGCCATGTCAGTAATGTTGATATCTTTGCCGGACTGGATAGCCTCGGCGATGCGCGCCTGACCGAGCGTGGTCACGACGGATTTAAACGTAGCCATGCGTTATTACCCCGGATAAACAGTTAATACTTCGGCGTCCGAGGACACCGCAGCCAGATACACCTTGCCGGTAATATCTTGTGTAATGGTCAGCCCTATCAGATGGCGGCTGGCGGGCTTGGCGTCGGCTATCAGCCATTCCATTTCTTCATACATTTCTTCGGTGATACCGGTTTCCAGCACGCCAATATCGAGGCGAAACGTGCCGGGTTCGTCGTTGGTTTCCCACCATTCCGTCACCTTAATCAGATAACCGAGCGGCTCAACCACGCGGCGGATCGCGCCAACGGTCCCTTTATGGCTGTGAATAAACCACGCTGACTGAATGACGCGACGCTTGGTGGATTCGGGCCAGCTCTCATCCCAGCGGTCTACCGACAGCGCCCACGCCAGATAGGGCAAAAACGCCAGCGGGCAGGCGAGCGGATCCCACAGCTCACGCAGCGGCAGCGGCATGTTTTCCAACTTCGCGCAGGCAGCGGCGGCGGCAATTTCCAGCGGGGAGGAACCGACGGGCAGCAGGCGGCTACTCATCGTAGCCCCCGATGGTCAACGCATAATCGGTGCAGTAGGACGCCTGCGTTTTATCCAGCTCCAGATCGGCGACAGGCTTCGCCAGCTCCACGCGCTGGACGCCTTCGACGTGCAGGGCGGCGTAAATGGCCGACAGACGAATGTCACGGCCCAGCCGGTGCTGAGCGCTGACGTATTTTTTCAGCTTCGCTTCCGCTGCCTGCTTAATGGGTTCCGCCTCGGGACCGGGAAACAGGTAGAGCTTCGCCTGAATTTCATAATTAATGATGCTGGCAGACTGGACCGTGACCCGATCCGCCACTGGCCGCACGTTTTCATCATTCAGCGCAGCCTGCACAATTTCCAGCAGTTCGGCAGGCGCGGCCCCGTCGCCTGTCTGGGCCAGCACCGACACGGTGACGCAGGCAGGCGATGGGCTGATAACGGAAATATCGGCCACGCGCCCGTCAGCCGAGCGCCCGTGAAACTCATACGCGCCCACCGGCCCGGCAACGCTCAACCCCTCAAACGCCTGCTGTACGCGGATACGAAAATCCGCGTCGGTTTCCATTACCGCAGCGACGGGCGGGATCGCGGTGATATCAGCAGGCTGAACAATCAGGCGTTCGACGTCATACCGCGCGGCAATATTGTCGAGGTCAGCGCCGGTGGAATACGCCAGCATGACCGCCTGCGCCGATTCGTTAACCCGCTGGCGCAGGATCACTTCGCGATAGGCGTTCTCCTGCAACAGCTTCACGATGGGTTCAGATTCCAGCGTGAGCGTGCGGGCGATGGCAGCCTGCTGCTCTTGTGGGAACAAAGATATCAGCGTGGCTTTGCGCTCGGCTAACAGGGTTTCGTAATCCAGTTCTTCCACCACGCTCGGGGCGGGTAACTGGCTCAGGTCGATAGTTGCCATAGGTCAGCTCACAGGAACGGTTAGGGAAATATCATCCGACGTATCACTGCGGGTGCCGGTGATATCGACCACCATTTTTCCGTCAGCCGTCGTTTCGAAAGTGATGCCGGTAAGCCGCACGCGCGGCTCCCACTTGAGGATCGCGCCGTAACACGCCGCCATAATTTGCAGACGCAGCGCGGGGTTTTGCGGGCTATCAAGCAGCTCGGACAACAGCGAACCGTAATCGCGGCGCATGACGCGGCTACCGACGGGCGTCGCCAGAATGTCCGCGATAGATTGCTGAATATGGGCGAGGTCTTCGACGCTGCGCCCGGTGCCGCGACTCATGCCGATGTATTTCGCATTGGTCATTGTGGTCCCCCGGTATTTCCGCCGCCGGTCTGCACGCCGCTGTGTTTATGGGTATGCAGGACGATGCCGTTAGACGTGATGCTGCCGCCTGTATGCGAAACGTTGCCGGTCATAGCTCCGCCTTTTTTCACTTCGAGCGTTCCGGTCGTCAGTTTGTTAGTGCAAACCACTTCCGGGGCGTCGAGCGTGATGCGGGTTGTTGCGACGACATTGACCAAGGGGGACGTTACCGCCACTTTTTCGGAGGCGTTGACGGTTGCCGACTTGATGCCCGTTGCCAGCAGCGCACCGGTTTCGGGTTCGTACTCGATCACGGCACCATCCGGGAAGGCAATATGCACCGCATCAGCCGAGGCAGAAGGCGCGGGGAAGTCATCAGAGAAGATGCCTGGAACCACAAAGGCGGTATCCAGTTCACCACCGAGGGACAATAGCAAAACCTGTTCGCCCACGGACGGCGACCACCAGACACGCGCGCGGCCTGCGCGGGGTGCCAGCCAGTGCAGCCAGTCGGTGAGGTTACCGCCGGTATTTACACGGCAGGTACCTGCGGCTAAATCCACTTCGGCAACGGTGCCAATGCGGATCAGATTGCGCAGCAGGCGCTGGGCGTCGGTTAAATCAGGGAATGTATTCATAGAAAGAAGAATGCCGCCCTGTCAGGCGGCATACAATTTGAAGCGGGTTGATGGCGGGTGGCACAACGTGGGAATCACTGGGAGTATTAGCTCAAACGTGAGCTGACACATTTCCTAGGTAGAACAGCATCAAATCTGACAGTCTGGTTAAAGCGAGAAGTGTGCGTATTACCTCTCAGCAGTAACCGACACGAGGAATGCTTACCCCAAATCTGATTTATTTAACAAAGCCCAAATATCTATATCGAAACACCGCAATGAGCGGTCTTTTCTGTTTTCTGTTTATGCAACCACACGCTCATTCCAGCTGTCTTTAAATATTATGTTCCCGTCTACATATTTCCACTGAATCGACTCATAGCGGATCTCAATGTTTTCCAGATGTGTACCCGTCCCCGAACCAGGATGAAGGCTCGGGGTAATGCCGGTGATCTTCACATTCTCCATCAGAATATTGAAATACTCGGTTTCAAACCCAGCGTCTAATATGCAATACATTTTAATTTCGGCAGATTTAAGCATGAGTCCATGACTGATCGCACGGTAAAGTATTGGTGTTGAGCGGTCAAATTCCTTTTGGAACAATATCGGCGAGTGAATGCGCGTACCGGTCAATTTCCCTGTATTTCTGTCTGCCGGAACGGTCAGATTATGTGAAAGGGATTTAATCTCAATTGAGCCGATACGCCCGACAACCTCACTGTTGCCGATAATAGGAGAACCATTTTCATCTGTTAACCATAAATAAGCCGGGTTAGACATTTTATTTCCTTAATTTTGAGTTTCGACTTTTTTCCCGATAGTCTTCTAATTTGGCGACGCCTTTTGACACTGAGAAGAAAATTATCAGCCAGACGGCGGCATAAACGAATTTCATCGGCCACACAACGGGCAGCATCAGGCATCCGATTAACCCGCCAACGAACAACACGGATTCAAAAAAATTCCATACGCTGGCGGCGGTAAATAACACCATTTTCACCGCGCCTTTCAGCACTCTGTGGAACCGTTTATTGTGTGACATGCAGCTTTCGCCCTACAGTATCGATTATCCTGTCAAACACAGGCTGGCCGCGAGTGGCACCGACATGGACAGCATCAATAAATGGTTTAACGGCGGGTTCAAACAGAAAATAGGTGAGGTCATAATCGTGTGGCCGGAGCAGCGCGTAAATTTCCGGTGCCTCGATGGCGAGGCTTTCAGACATTCTTATCGAGCGTTCGCTCATTCCCCCGATAAGCAGAATCATCGTCACCCTGCCGATCCAGTTTTTGGCACTTTGCGCACCAATAAATGACACTCTCGTCAGCACCGCCGACCCAATTATCGCAATAAGTTTCGCGGTAAGGAATCGCCCAACCATTGAGGAAACGGCACCACGATAGGCATTATTTTGCTGAGATACGGAGGCGTATTTATCGAATTCTTTAAATATGATCTCTACGGCATTGGTTATATGTTTATAATTCAGGATGTCATTATGAATTGCTTCCGCCATGCGAAAACGTTGTGTCTGATGCGCATAACGGGAATCCGTATCCATATATCCCCACGCGAGATAACCCATGTCGAGCGGAACGGTAAGCGCACCGTTTATTAACCCGGTAATTGTGGCGGGCGACATGATGATGTCTGCAATTCTGTTCGCAATGTCTTCTATATCACTTGTTATATTATCGACTGCTACCACGGTACACCTCCCTGGTTTCGTGTTCGCATAACCTTAATACAGATAAGGTTAAATAACCAAATACTATATTGCTACATTTACCGCTGAAACGTGCGTCCGGACACTGAATATCAGGGGGCGGTCTAGAACTACTAGACTTCCGCTTTTGGCACAGAGCTGCCCGTCAAATTCGGTTGGCTCTGTGTCGCAATTTTATCAGGTCAAGCCTGAGCTAATACATTTTAGCAATTCATCTTCCACGATCTTAATATCTTCCGCGTCCAGCCCTAACAGCGGGCGCGCCGGATACTGCATTTCTTTTGCACGTACGGACGGGCGATCCCGCAGCCCGTACTGATGCACCTTAGCCATCCGCTGCACCTGGCCGGTAAATTCCACCACCGCGTCATTACCTGTGCTGAGCGCCTTCATGTATTTGTTAGTGCGTAGCTTGCTGAACATATCGCGCTTAATGCGGCCTTTCTTGCGGCGCAGTGGTTGAGCACGGCGCGGGGTATAGGGTTGACCATCCGGGCCGACCTGTCGGTTAATCCTCTCCTGCTGATGCTTACGCAGGCGCTTCGCGATAGTCGCCGCCATCGCCTTACGGCTTTGCGGTGAGAGTTCCGCGATCAGCGCCGCCAGCCTGCTGTCGAATGCCGTTAACTCACTCATTCCACGCGCTCACCAGTTCGCCGTGCAAATACAGTTCGCGCGGCCTGTCGATATCCTCCGGTAACGGTGGCTCAGGCAGATTTGTCACCCGTAGCGCACCGTCCTCCTGTTTAACCAATGTTCGCTCGGTCAGTTGCAGGTTAATGCTGATATCAAAACTGCCATCGTTGAGCATGTCGGCTTTGAAGGTGAAACCGGTCTGCTGCTTTTCGGGGGTTGCCATAATGTCCGGCTGATTCTCCCGCAGCCACGCTAGGATCGGCACCAGCAGCATGTCAGCGTCCTGCGTGAAATCGGTGATCAGCAGGTTGAGCTGATACTGTTTTTCGTGCGACAGCGAGGTGGCTAGCGTCGAAACAACACGGCCACTATCAACAAAAATACGCAGCTGTTCAGGGCTGGTTTTGAGCACCGGCACGCGGGCTGTCAGATATTCTCGTAACTGCAATGGCTTTAGCACGGTGATTCTCCTGACACTGTTTAACGGTTTCAATCTGGAGGCCACAGGCCACCAGTGCGGCCTCCAGATTTCTGATATCGGCGCTTAAGTCGCCGTTAGTCTTTGGCTGACTGGCCGGGATTGGGCAACTGCTGACGGCTGGACAGCCAACGTAAATAATCTCCGGGGGTGGCGAAGGCCGGGCGCTGTTGCAACCGGATAACGTCAACAGGCAAAGCAGTGGCAGACCAGTCCCGCAACTCTTGATCTTCATTGAGTAACCTTTGTATTTCATATTCACGATCCCGCGCCTGCTGCCCGGCAGCGCCGAGAGATTCACGCAGTTGACGCCCCTGCTGTTCGCGTTCGTCGGTTTCCGATTGCAGCCGCACAATGACGCGATCACGGCTTTCAATACCTGCTGACAGCGTGCCGATAATCAACTGAGTGGTGACCGCTTCCCGTTTCAGCTTTTGAATGTGAACCGCCTGCGCCAGCGCAAAGAAGGCGACAAGCGTCACGATCCCGATGAGGTAACGCATGGTCAGGCTCCTTTCAGGCAGTAAGCCATTTCATTCAGGCGGCGACGTTCCAGCCCGGCAGAGCGCACGCCTTTCACAAACACCCAGCGCGGCAACTGCTCACAGGCTTTGCGCCATTCTCCTTTGTTGATGTAAAACGCCAGCGTTGACGTACACGCCGCACGCACGCCAACGTTGAAAGCGAAGGACACCACGGCGTCATAAACCGGTGGCGGCAATGCTCCCGACATGCATCGCGCGATACCGCGCTCAACATGCTGAACGTCCGCCACAAAATTCGCAGCGACCTGGGCCTCGGTGATTTGCCTGCCGCCGGTCACACCTGACGTGTGGCCGATGCCGCTGGTCCACACGCCGCCACAGTCTTTATATGGCGTCAGTTGACACCCCTCGAAGTCGACTATCAGGCGCAACCCTTCTTCGGAGGTTTGGAGCCCGGCGGTCTGTGGCAGCAGCGCGACAAGGGTTAGCACCACTCCCACGGCACAGCGCTTAACGGTTGATGGCGTCATTGATCCCCCGGTTCACACCCATATTTTCCAGTAGGCGAAACGTCTTGCGACGGTAATACCAGTTAACGAAGAAGGTGCAGACGCCCATCACAGCCCCGACCAGGAAGGCAATATCCTGCGGCGAGAGCCCACCTAGCCAGGCAAGAAAAGCGGCGATGCAGTAACAGAAAAACGTGGTGATGCGCTCCATGGCCATCACTCCCAAAGTGAGACGGTTTCAGTGACGGCGGCCTGTGCTACCTCCGGCAATTCAACCGCGTAACCGTGGGGCAGTTCCGCCCCTAAATCGGCTAATCCAACGTTAGCCGCGTAAACCTGCTCAACCACCGAAGCGGTGCGTCCGTAGTGACGCCAGCACAGCGCGTCAACGGTGTCGCCCTGTAGGGCGAACACTTTCATCAGATAAGCCCGATGATGGCATGGGCCACACCGGCGACGTCGTGGATCGCGTTGCGGGCATCGCGCCAAAGTTCGTTAACCGTGCTTTCCACTATCTCGGCTTTTTGGCTGCCTTTGTCGGTGGTGTCATTTCCCGGATAGCGCTCGGCCAGCATGGCGGCGGTCATCGAGGAGACGGCGCATTCATACGACGTGACCTTGATGCTTTCGCCGTCAATGCTGTCGGCAGGGACGTCGGCCAGGGTTTTAAAACCACAGGCCATCTGCGCGGCGCGGTAGTCATACAGCTCGGCATTCACCTCCGTCATGGCGCGTTTTGCCACCATGCGCAGGCGCTTTGCCGTCACGGTGCCTTCCAGGCGCAAAGTGTCGCGCAGCACTAGCGGATTGATGTCGGGCCAGAAAAAGGAGTTCCTGATAGCCGGTTCCAGGGTGATATCGGGAACCGGGGCGGGGATGACAAGAGACATAGTGACCTCAGAATAGGGGGCGGTGGACGCCAGCGTTGAACAGGGTCTAAGACCCGTCGCGGCTGGCGTGCCGCCCGGCGCGGGGCGCGTTCGGTTAACTGCCGGAAGCCTTTTTCAGCTCACGCTCCAGCAGTTCAATATCCCTTTTTACGCCGCAGTTGCTGTTCAACTGGAAGGCGCGCTTCAGGTGTTCCAGGGCCAGACCGGCCCCGCCCGTGTCACGGTAGAGATACCCGGTGGCCTTGTGCAATTTCGCTCGCACCTGGTCGGGCATATCCTCGGCGTCCGTCAGTTCAAGGGTTGTTAGCAACAGATCAATGGCTACCGGCTCACCGGCGGTTCGCGCACGCGTGGCCGCGTCGGCGACGTCCTCCGCCAGCAGATAACCCGCCGGACGGGTGAAGTCGTCAGGCGTAGCGAGCTTATGCTTCAGTGCGTAGCGGGCGATCTCTAAGGCACCGGCAATGTCACCGGCATCAAGCCGCCAGACCATCACGGTCATCAGGATGGCATCCTGTGCGCCTTTTCCCTCAGTGAGCACACCGGCGACCCATGGCGCATAGTCAGTGAGCATGGTGCGCTTGAGCTCGGCTTTCTTTTCGGTCGAGCGCACTTTCTTGAGCTGTTGCTTGTCCGCGTTGAGCTTTTGTAATTGCAGTTCGTAGCCTGTCGCATGGCGCAGCCGATGGGTATCCAGCTGCGCGGCCTCGATAGCTGACTGCCGCAATAAATGACGTCGGGCAGGGCTGTTCATGGCTTACTCCTGAGCGGGTTCTTTCGGCGCGTCGAACTTACCGATTTCGATGTTTTCGACCAGGCAACCGCAGGCGTAATCTTCCACCACGTAATCCTCGTTAATGGATTCGTAGTTCTCCACGCGGTCACGCTTCGGCACTTCATCGATGTGACGGCGGTGCGTGCCGTCCTGCCAGTAGATAGACAGGTTATCCAGGCGGGTGATCATGATCGCGTTGGCCGGGAAACTCGGCACGCGTACCGCCGGCAGGTTACCGAGACGCTTCTGGCTGATGATCA